TCAAAGGCGTACCGCTAACAGAGAATGAAAAGATAATAAGTGAAGAAGCAAAAGCATTATATGAAATGTATCCAAGTGATGGGAAGTACATATTAACTGATGATAAATTTATATGCTGCCAAAGCAATGCTAAAAATGAAATTTTGCAAAAATACTTTGAAGATATATTCCAAACAAGAAAAATAATAATTAATCCGCTAGGCGAATGGACAGGCGGCACAGATGTCGACACCGGCGCAACAAACCGTAAGCTAGGCAGCGACATGGCTCAAAGCGTAACAGGCGGCGGACTACACGGCAAAGACCTATCAAAAGCCGACGTAAGCGTAAACATCTACGCATTTAAAAAAGCACAAGAAACAGGCAAGCCCGTAGAACTATGCTGCGCAATTGGCGACACAAAAATAGACGGCAAACCATATGCTGAAATTGTGGAAGAAGCAAGACAATACATAAAAGAAATAGGCGGATTCGAGAAATTCGCAGAATGGGGATTATACTAATTCCCTTTTATACGTTAAGGAGGTGATATAGTGGCAAACAAAGAAGACAACCTAATTCCATTCAGTGAGCGAACTCTAGAAGACAAAAAAAGAATAGCGAGCATGGGTGGAAAACGTTCGGGCGAAGTGCGCCGAGAAAGAGCCACTATGAGAGCCACTCTTGAATTGTTACTAAACGAAACAAATAAAACAGGTAAGACATACCGCGAGCTAGCGACGCTCGGGCTATTAAAAGGCGCAATTAACGGGAACGCACAGAACTATAAAACAATACTAGAAACACTAGGCGAACTAGTACAACCAGAAGAAGCAAGCTCTAGAGTAGTAATAGTAAACTCGCTTCCAAAGGATGATGACGATGGATCAAACAATTGATATTAAAGACATAATAGCACCGCACTTCTATTCGACATTCAATAGCAAGAAGCCCCACCAAATATACAAAGGAGGGCGTGGGTCAACTAAGACCAGCATGCTATCAATAAAAATAGACGAGTTCAACCTGGAATACAAAAACTGTAATGCAATCATAATAAAGAGATATCAAAACACAATAAGAAATAGTGTGTATAAAGAAATAAAACGTGCATTAAAGCGTATGGGATTAAACGAGGGAATTGACTATACGGCAACAGTAAGCCCATTCCAAATCCACATAAACCAAACAGGCAACAACATATACTTTGCGGGCGGCGACGACTACGAAAAAGTAAAAGGTTTTATCGACGAGGACGCGCCTATCAAAATGGTATGGTTCGAGGAACTTACAGAATTCGACGAGCCAGACCAAATAGACCAAATAGTCGCAACATTCTCACGTGGTAACGACGACTGGTTCATAACAATGTATTCGTACAACCCACCAAAGAACAAGTTCCACTGGGTAAATGTGTGGATAGACCAAATGGCAAAGCGCGAAGACGTACTCATACACCACAGCGATTACAGGACAGTGCCATCAAAATGGCTAGGGCAGAAATTCATAGATGAAGCCGAGCGCCTAAAAAAATACGACGAGAAGCGCTACAGATGGATATATCTGGGCGAAGTAATAGGAATCGAGGGCTTAATATACAACCCGGACCTATTCATAATTGAACCGGGCAACTATATCGAGGAAAATAAACTGCGAATCTTATATGTAGACTTCTCAGTAGACTGCGGACACCAAACCAGTGCGACAAGCTGCGGAGCATACGGATACGCAACAGATGGCAGATGGTACAGACTAGACACCTATTACTACTCGCCACATGAGAAAACGCGTAAGAAAGCGCCAAGTGAACTAGCGCAAGACCTGTTCGACTTCCGCAACGAAATATGTAGGAAATATAAAACAATAGTAGACAACGAAACAATAGATAGCGCAGAAGGCGCGCTACGAAACCAATACTTCGCAATGTTCGGAGTAAACTTACACCCGGTCAACAAAGGCAGGGACAAAGAAGAACTAATAGAATACTCCCAGGATTTTATAGATTCGGGAAAGTATGTTATACTAGACACACCAAACAATTGGATACACATAAAAGAACTAAAGAACTATATGTGGAAAAAAGATAGTGTAGAAAAAGGCAAACCAGATCCAGACAAAGACGAAAAAGACTTACTAAACGAAACATACTATAACACACACACCAATGACTATTCTTATTATTACGCAGACCATAGCTGCGACGACTTCCAATATTGGGTAAAAGACAATTTGCAAAAACTAGGATTAGAATTTTAAAGGAGGAATATAAATGGCAATTTACAATGACTTAAAAAAACAATTAAGCAAGAAAGGCGTAAATCTAATAGACGTAGAATACTATGAACTAATAGATGTATGGAAAAGCTGGTACAAAGGAGTGGTAGACGACTTCCACTTCTATACAGTAAAAGTAGCAGACGGAACAAACGTTCAATACGAAAAGAAAACATTATCGATGGCGAAGAAATCCGCAGAAGATATGATGAAACTAAACTGGAGCAACAAGTGTGATATCAAACTGGGCGACGAAGAAAAAACAAAAAGACTATGGGATGTAATAGATAATAAGCAAAACAACTTTACAATAATGTTCCCACAAATGCTTGAGATGGCATTCGCGTTAGGAACAACTGTAATGAGCGAGTATAAAGACGAGCTAGGAAGAACAAGAATAGAATACATTAAAGATCCATCTTGCATAATCCCTTATGCATATGACAACTTTAACATAACAGGGTTTATAGTATTTGACCAATGGCAAGAAGAACAAGCAAATAAGCCAGTATTCTACACACATATTACATATCATGAATTCAAAACTGAAAAAGATGAAAATACTGAAGAACTAAAACAAGTGTATAGAAAATACAACGAACTATACAAATCAAAAGACCAAACACAATTAGGCAAAGAAGTATCATTCGAGGAGAAATTCCCATACGTACAACAATTAGTAGAGTATGATACTGATACACCACACTTCCAAATCATAAAACCACCAATAGTAAACAATGTGGACATAGCAACACCAATGGGAATAAGTATATATGCAAACTCTATTGATAAACTAAAAGCTATGGATAATAAATACGATAGCTTCGACATGGAATTCATAGACGGCAAAAGAAGAATACTTGTAGACAAGACAGCACTAAAAGCAGCTCCACAAGTAGAATCAGACGGAACTATATCACAACAATTATTCTTTGACAGAAGCGACAGAACATATGTGGCAATGAATGGAATGAAAGACCAGCCAATAAAAGACATAAGCTTCGACTTAAGATATCAAGAACATATAGACAGTATCAACGCAGAACTTAACTGGTATTCAAGTGCATTAGGATTCGGCGAAAGCTATTACAAATTCGACGGAGCAGGCAAGGCAACAGCAACAGAAATACTAAGCCAAGACGACGACGCATTCAGAACAAAACAAGTATACGAAACAGTAGTGCGCGACGTAATAATAGACCTAGTAAAATCTGTATGCTTCCTTGAAGGAATAGAAATAACAGACGACGAAATAGAAATAGTTATGGACTACTCAAGATTTGAAAACCAAGAAAAAACTCAACAAAGACTAGAACGCGAAGTAAACATGGGAATAACAAGCAAAGCAGAATACAGAGAAAAAGTATACGGCGAAACAGAAGACATAGCTAGACAAAAGATAGCAGAAATAAAAGAACAAGATCCAACAATGGAAGAACTGTTAGGAATAAGAAGTAATTTTAACGAAGAATAGTAGGTGATTAACCTATGGCAAAAATAACAGAAGAACAAATAGATAAAATTGTGGACAGGCTAGTAGGCAGAGTAGAAAAAGCCAATACATACTTCCTTAAGAGTATTGGCTCTTCTATTAAAAAAATAAGAAACATAACTCCATCACAAGCACAACAGCTACAACAAATACTAAAATACGGTGGAAACTATGAAAATATAATGCAGCAAATAACAAAATACACAGACGCAAACATAAATGACGTTGATAAAATATTTGCAGCTTATGCAAAGCAAGACCAACAATTCTATAAACAATTTTATAAATACCGTGATATCCCATTCGTACCATTTGAAGAAAACATGGCGCTGCGAGCACAAACCATGGCACTATCTAACATGGTGCGAAATGAGATGTATGATTTCACTAGATCTAACGTGCTAGGATACTCAATGACAGATGTAGAAGGAAATACATACTTCTCTGGATTACGAGAAACATACAACACTGTACTAGATAAAGCATTCCTAAACGTAGGTCAAGGAAAACAAACATTTGACACAGCAATGCTAGGTGTAATGAAAGAACTTGGAGCTAGCGGCTTGCTAACACTAAACTATGAAAGTGGAAAAACTATGAGGCTTGATAGTGCGGTACGTATGCAATTAAAAAGTAGATTAAGAGAATTACATAACGAAAACCAAATGATAATCGGGGAAGAAATAGAGGCAGATGGTGTGGAAATAACAGTTCACCCTAATTCAGCTCCCGACCATATTGAAATCCAGGGAAGACAATTTACACTTGAAGAATTTGAAAAACTACAAGCCGGCGAGGAAGCAAAAGACTATGAGGGCAATGTGGTACAAATAGGACACAGTAAGCACGGCGCATATAGACCAATAAGCGAGTATAACTGTTATCACGAAATATTTAGTGTAGTATTAGGTGTAAGCAAACCAGAATACACAGAAGAACAACTACAGCAACTAAACGAAGAAAACGAAAGAGGCTTCGAGTTTGAAGATAAACATTATACTAACTATGAGGGAACACAACTCCAAAGAAAAATAGAAACAGAAATGCGCGACTGGAAAAACTTACAAATAGCCGGAAAGAATAGTAGCAACCAAACATTAGTACAGCAATCGCAACAAAGAATAAACGAGCTAACAAGAAAATACAGAGATTTAGTAAGACAAAGCTCATTACCGTCAAGATTAGACCGCGCAAGAGTCTCAGGATATAAAAGAATGAGTATAGAAACAGAATTGCCAAAAAAATTAGACGCTAACAATACAACATTGCAATTTGCAGCAAAGAGTGATAATGTTAGCATAGTAATACCTGAAGGTGTGGAATTAGAAGGCGTAAAAGCAATAGCAGGATATGGAACATCAACACCAATAAAAAATGCTATGAAATTATACAAAGACTATCCACAATTACCACAAACATGGCAAAAGATGAGGTCTTCAACGTATTACAACGGCCAGAAGTATGAAATTCATTACTTTCAAAATAGTGGCAAACAATATAATGTAAAAATAAAAAGAGTTATTGAAAAATAAAGGTGATAAATATGAAATTAAAATATACAGGTGAATCATTCTATAGCGGCTTCGGATTAACAAAAGACAAAACATATGAGTGTCTGGGAATTGAGTTAAACATGTTAAGAATCATAGATGACGAAGAAGAAGACTACCTATATCCAGCAAATATAGGTTGGGAAATAATAGAAGATAAAGACGGAGAACTAAAAACACTATTAAATAATGTAAAAGGGGCATAGAGTATGCCTTTTTTTCTTGCTTAATTAAAAAAAATATAATAAACTGTAATAAAGATAGGAAGGATACAAATGGAAGGCACAAAAGAAACAAAGGAAGAATTCATGAAGAAAAAATATATCACATGCCCGAAATGTAGTTATAATAACGAACGCGGACGATTTCAACAGTATGGCAAATGCTTGAAATGTGGGGAAATATTAGACCAGAAAACATACTTCATGATTAATATGATGAAAAAAATAAAAGACAATAAAAGAAGAAGAACCTAATTTGCTAAAACCTTGACTCGGTGTTATAATTTATTCGGTAAGAGTAAAGGGAGACAAAAATGGGCAAGGAAATCATATTAAAAGTAGTATTGACTATTGTGGGCATAATAACAACAGGGGCAGTAGGATATATGACCGCAAAGATAAATCAATATAAGGTAAAAGAAGAAGAACGCGAAAATAAAGATAAGCAACAGGAACTAGCACTAAAATGTTTGTTAAGAAGTGCAATAACTAAAATTTATTATAAATATATGGATTTAGGATATATCCCACAATTTGAACGCGAAAACGTAATATACATGCACGAGCAATATAAAAGTATGGACGGAAATAGCTACATTGATGAAATATACCCTGAAATATTAAAACTTCCAGTAAAGAAATAGCGCTACGGCGCTTTTTTAATTGCTTTAATGAAAAAATACATATATAATACGCTTCCAACAACGAGGTAGGAGGTTAAAATGAAGAAGAACCAGCATTATTACTTTGATATGCCACAGGAGACGTACGACTTCATTGTAAAAAAAGGGATATTAAAAGAAAGCAAGAAAGAAAAGACAATATTGGATCAGTGCATAAAAGGGGAACCAATAAAATCAATAACAATTAAAACAGGGTATTCTCCACGCACAATTAACACCAGAAAAAAAAATATATATACAAAAATAAATAAATATTTTTTTTAAAGCAAAACTTGCGCTTAAATGCGCTTAATTGCGTTAAGTTGCATTATCTTTGCATTCACCTGAAAGAATATTCATGTATTATAAGCACCGACAGGTGATAATATGATAGAAAAGTTAAAGGTGAAAACAATATACGACGACTTTATAAATAATGTGAGCTTATCAGAAGAACAAATAAAAATCCTGGACATGCTGATAAATAAAGAAACAATAGTAAAAATAAGCATGGAGATAGGCGCAAGCCAAAGAACTATAAGCTACGAGATAAAAAAACTAAAAGATTTATTCAATAAATATTATGAAGTGCAATTATACAAAGCTCTAATGCTTCTATAATTGCTTTTATTTTGCAATCCAAACAAAACTCGATATGCGACAATGTAAACGAAAGGAGGCAAAACGATAAGTTTAAAACGCTTATTAGTTCTGCCTTTTTTCACGTTTAAGGAGGAAACACAATGAATACATACCCATACTTTAATGTATTAAGCCCACAATCTAATGTAGACAGGATAAACGAGCAAATCAACTCATTAGAAAACATGAAGAAGCAAATACAGCAACCTGTATCACAACCAACGAATCTAACACAGAACTTCCAAATAGCGCCAACCAATAGAGAGGTAATACGCTACGCAAACTCAATGGAAGAAGTACAGCGCGACATGGTAATAGGTGACACGCCATACTTCAGCAAAGATATGACAGTAGTGTGGATAAAAAACACAAAAGGAGAAATAAAAACATACGAACTGCAAGAGGTAGTGATAAAAGACGAAAAAGATATGCAAATAGAAGTATTAAAAGCCAGAATAGATGAATTGGAAAGGAAAATAGAAAATGAACCAAGTGATGAATATGTTGTTGAACCAATTGAAGTTGAGAAACCCTCAAGTGTTTCAACAGTACGAAAAGTTAAAAGGAAGCAGTAATGATCCTCAAGAATTCCTAAAAGAAATAACAGGGAAATACAACAAAGACCAGATGCAAGCATTTCAAAAGTTTGCTAATGGGTTCGGAATAACAAACGAACAATTAAGCAAGTATGGTATTAACGCAAAATAGCGTTGATATAGATTAATAGAAAGGAGAAACAAAATGAACAATGGTATTCAACCAACTGTGGAATTAGCTACAAATAACGGTAATGGGTTTTATCCATACCCTGTAATGTATGGAAACAATAGCGGATTCGGCAACGGTGGATTCTTCGGTGGAGATGGAATCTGGGCTATTGTCCTACTAGCATTATTATTCAATAATGGTGGATGGGGCGGAGGCTTCGGTGGCGGAAATAGTGACTTTGCATGGCTTTCAAACGGCCAAAAAGACATTATGACAAACACAAATAATGGATTCGACACATTACACCTAAGTAACCAAATAGAAGGCACACGCGACGGAATTGCAGCATTATCAAATCAATTATGTAACTGCTGCGCTGAAATGAACCAAACAGTAAGCAACGGCTTTTATAATAGCGAAATAGCAGCTGCTAATAGACAAATGGCTGATATGAATCAAATGTTTAATTTAAGTTCACAATTAGCTAACTGTTGCTGCGAAAACAGACTTGCAACTGCAAATCTAAACTCAACTATTATTAGTGAAAACTGTGCTGATAGACAACTAATCAATGAAGTTAGCCGCGATATTATCACTAATCAAACAGCTAATACACAACGCATTCTAGATCAATTATGTCAAGACAAGATTGATGCCAAGAACGAAAAGATTGTCGACCTTCAAAGAGAAATCTTAATGAAAGACTTACAAGCAAGCCAAATAGCACAAACAGCTACATTAAGAGAAGGACAAGAACGCGAAGTAGATGCACTATATAACAGATTAAGTAATTGCCCAGTGCCATCTACACCAGTATATGGTAGAACTCCTATATTCACATGCAACAATGGAGGATGTGGATGTGGAGGAAACTTTACAAATCTAATCTAAGCAAAGTGTTGATTACAACAAACTCGAATACGAGAACTTGCTATAAAGAGATAGGCTAGTTCTGTCTCTTTTTATTTTATTAAGGAAGGAGAATATAAATGATACAAACAATTATAAATGAACCAGAAACATTAACAAGTAATACGAGCCCAATAACATTTGATGAGGTGGACATAAGAACTAGATGTGCAACATGTTCTGGATGGTTAGACTATCAAAACCCTATATTTAAAATCTTCGGAAATGGGTACACAGGATATTATAACGTTAATTTTAGTGCTTCAATTAGTTCGGCAACAGCAGGAGTTGTGGCAATAGGATTATATGAAGATGGAATACTAATACCTGACACAGTAAGAGCGGTTACACTTGCAGCAGCAGATGATTACGAAACTGTGGCATTTAATAAAAAAATAAGAGTATGCCCAAGAGGTACAACTAATATTACAGTAGGCGCTGTTCCTTCAGTATTAACTCCAACAGATCCTACAACTCCAATAACAACACAAATACCAATAATAACAAATGCAACATTTAATATTTCAAGAAGTAATAACTAATGAAAAACCCAATTGATAATCTGGCGCTTGTATTGCAAGCATTAAGCTTACAAATATTATTTCAAGACTATAACAATAGCGACTTAATGCAAGAACTACAGGCACAAGATGAAAAATATCTTAAACAGATATTAAGAAATCAAAACGAAATATTATCAATCCTTAAAAGAAGGGAGGAAAACAAATGCACGACAAAATAGCAAAAAAAGCCGAGGAAAGTATAAAGAAAATACTTGACGAAGGTATAACAACAAACAATTTAGATCATCTATACAAATTAGTAGATATTTATAAAGATGCAAAGGAGGTAGAAAATATGAACTATGGTAATTATGGTAGAAGACCAGGATATGACAGTTATGGTCGCGGAGGATATGGAAACTACGGAGAATATGGAAACTATGGAAATTATGGAGAAAACTACGGAAGACGCGGGTATGACATGAAATATCGTGGAGATGAAGAACTAGACAGAATGTCAGGTGAATATGGGCGCTACATGGAAAGCCGCAACAGATATGGAGCAGGAGAAGAAACCGACAAGTCATTCCACTATATGGTAAAAGCACTTGAAGATTTTATAAAAGTATTGCACGAAGAAGCTGAAACTCCACAACAAAAACAAATGTTAAATGAAACACTACAAAAAAGCATGAGATAGTATGTATAAGTTTTATAACGAAAATCCGTTAAACAAATATGAAGACGACTGTGTAATAAGAGCAATATCATGTGCGACAGGAGAATCCTGGGACCATGTGTATGACTATTTAAGTGATATAGCTCAATACGAAGGAACACTATTAGATAAACGAGAATTCGTGAGAAATTATTTAGATAGGACATATAAACATTTATATGGACTAAAAGGCAGCGTCGGATATATATCTTCTTTGTTTCCTAACAATACGCTATTAATAACAATGCGCGGGCATATAGTATGTTCTAAAAACGGAGTAATATATGACACGTTCGATTGTAGAGACAGGGAAGTAGAAGATGTGTGGATAGTAAAATGAGAGACAATTTGTCTCTTTTTTAATGGTATGTTATAATTAATTCAGGTGAGACTATGAAAATAGCAGTTGATAAGCAAACATATAAAGTAGCCAAAAATGATGGAAACGAATATATATATATTTTTAATGAAGAAACACTAGAAGAATTATTAAAAACGAAATTGCATTGTATATATTATAAGCAAGCAGAATTCGTAGATATAAACCTGACAAACTATGATATCGATTGCATAAAAAAAACAACCATTGATGACAAAGAATGGAACAAAATAGAACGCAAAGATTATAAAATAGGAATTATAATACCAAATTATAACTACGAACACACAATAGAAAAATGCCTCACAAGTGTATTAAACCAGACGTACAAAAACTACGAGATAATATTTGTGGATGATATGTCTACAGACAATTCCGTTAACATAGCAAGGAAACTATTAGGAAGCCCACATAAAATTATACAACTACAGCAGAAGCGATTAAATGGAGGAGCACGAAACGAAGCATACTTACATCTAAGCGATGACGTAGATTATGTGTACTATATAGACAGCGACGACTGGTTATATGATGATAAGGCATTAGAAAAAATAAATAATAAATTACAAACGAAACCTGACGTGTTATTTGTCGGAATGGCAAGCTATAAGAATGATAAAACAAAACCATGCTTTATTCCACAATATAAAGACCGCTACGAGGCGATAAAAGGTTGGTCGGGTAGCTGTGGCAAAGTAATAAAAAAGAAGCTAGCAACCCGCCAAGAATGCCTTTACAACGAAGGTACACTTAAAGAAGATAGAAACCAACACTGCAAAATTTGTATATACATGAATGACTTCAAATTATTACAAGAACCAATATACGTATGAAATCAACAAAACCACAAATCAGTAACAACGGTAAGAGAGAAGACAGTGTGGGGAACAAGTACAATAAGACATTATGCAGATACACTTCAATTATACTTAAGCGAAAAAGGTAAAGATGCAATAATAGATAGATATCTTGAGGAAAGAGTACAAAAAACAAAAAAAGAAATGGAAACGGGAGGAGATAAGCAATGGTAAAATTATCAATAATAATACCTTATTACAAAACATATGACCTTACAAAAAAACTAATGGATGTATTAATTCCACAATTAACACCAGAGGTTGAACTATTCATAATTGATGACGAATGCACAGAAAAAAGATTAGATCAATATTCAACAGTAGCTACAGTCATTCATATGGAGAAGAACAGCGGAGGAGCAACAGCTACAAATGTGGGATTAAGTAAAGCGACAGGAAAATATATAGCACTAATTGATAGTGATGATATGATAGCAACAAATTATATTCAAGAACTATTAAAAGCAATAGATGAACACCAGGAGGATGTCATATTCTTTGACTGGATGGATCAAAGAACAGGAATAGTAGTTCACAGACCAAACAATTACGCACCATGGAAAGCAATATATAAAAGAGAAATAATGCCGCGATTTAGAGATGGATGGATTTATAGTTATGACGTACCATTCCAAGAAGATCTGAATAAAATAAATTATAGTAAAACATATCTTGATAAAATTTTATATTATTATTACTCCGAACGACCAGGAAACTTAACACAAAAGAAACGTGAAATAATAGAAAAGAGTAAATAATGAAATATGTAATATTAGCAGATAGTAAAAACACAAGCCCATTTGAAACACCGAGACAATTAACTGAAATAAATGGTGAACCACTAGTAAAAAGAACCATAAGGTTATTAAAAGAAAATGGTGTTAAAGACATACTTGTAACCTCCCATGACAAAAGATTCGATGGATTAGGAGCAACAAAATACGAACCACTGCATAATGAATATGATCCATATACGCTGCAAGGTTATTGGCTTAATGGCTTTCCGGAAGAATTGTTAATTGAACCTGTATGCTTTATATTCGGCGATGTTTATTTTAGTGAAAACGCAATAAAAACAATAGTAGAAACACCAGCAGATGACACACTATTCTTCTGCACATATCAAAACAAAAGCGAAAAATATATAAAAGCTCACGATGAACCATTAGCTTATAAAGTAAATAATTGCGAAGTATTCAAAAAAGGAATAGCTGACACAAAGAAGCTCAAGGATGAGGGTGTATGTTGCCGAGAACCAGTAGTGTGGGAATTATATAGAGTAATAAATGGCATATGGGTAAACGAACACAAACTCACAACAAACTATGTTGCAATAAACGATGAAAGCTGCGACATAGACACAATAAATGATATAAGAAAAATGAAAATAAAGTTAGGAGAAATAAAAATGATAAAAGTAGTAGCATTAGAAACATTCTCATTAAGAGAATTTAATAAAATAGAAGAATTGCAAAGAAAAGACAAATCGCAAGAAGGAATCATATTCAAAGACGATGTATTCAAATGTGATGAAGAAATGTGTAAATACTTAATGGGAGAAAATCCAATAAAAAGAGCAGTAGTTCAAATATTAGAAATAAAACCAGAAGTAAAACCAGAAACAAAAGTGGAAACAACAAAAACTACAAAAAAGAAAAGCAAAAAGTAAAATTACTCACTTTGACAAAAATTAACAAGTGGATTATAATGTATTTAAAGTTGGAAACAACTAAAAGAAACCTAACTTGCGGGTAAAAAAAATGCAAGGTTATACTCCAACTTAAAAGAGTATAAAGAAAGGGAAAAATGGAAACAGAAAACCAAACTGTAGAAACTGAAACTACAACTGTTCAAGAAACAGAAAAAAACAGTGAAAGTGTTGTAGAAAAAACATTTACTCAAGAAGAAGTAAATAACATTGTTAAAGAAAGACTTGCTAAAGCACAAAAAGGTATACCTAGCAAAGAAGAATTAACAAAATACAACGAATGGAAAGAAAGCCAAAAAACTCAACAAGATAAATATGACGAATTAGTTAAAAAAGAAAACGAAAATCTTTCAACTATATCAAACTTACAAAAAGAAAACCTTGTATTAAAATCAGGAATAACTGATGCAGATGAGGTTGAATTTATTTGCTATAAAGTAGGAAAGATGGTCGGTGACTTTGAAGAAAATCTAAAAGAGTACTTGGCCGACAATCCAAAGTTTGCTAAAAAGCAAGAAACAAAAGCAACTGGTGTGGAAACAAAAACAAACACAGTGGCTAAAGAAGATGGAGTGTTAGCAATTTTAAAAGCTAAACATCCAGATGTAGAATTTGATTAAATAAAAGAAAGGGATGATTATTGATGGCAAACGCTATCGCAACAAATGGTACTCACAAACGTCAAGAACGTTATGCAGATACTATTGTTAAATTAATGAGAAAAGAATTCAACATTAGAAATGAATTCTCAAGAGATTATGAAGGATCACCAGTATCAGGAGCAGTTAATGTACCTACAAGAAATGGTGATATTCAATTAAGTGATTATGATATTTTAAATGGTATCACAATGACTCAAAGTGCAACTGATTACATTCCAGTATTAGTTGATGGACACAAAGCATTTAGTGAATTAGTAGACGGATATGAAGCTGAAGCTGTACCTGATAACCTAAGAGCACAAAGATTAGAAAGTGCTGCATACGTAACAGGAAAAGCATTAGAAATGTCTGCAATCTACGCTCTAATCAATGGTGGTACTATTGAAGAAAACACTACTGAAACAACTACAAGTAATGTTTATACAACAATAGCTACTTCAATTAAAAACTTAAAATCTAGAGGAATTCCTACTGATGGTTTAAGAATTGCTGTATCAGCAGACACAGAACTTAAACTATTAAGCGATGAAAAATTCGCAAACACTGCAGGATCTCTAGGAGCAGAATTAGTAAGAAATGGTGTAATTGGTAAAATCAATGGAGTTCAAGTAAAACCAAACTATTTACTTCCTGAAAACGTTGAATATATTGCTTACGCACCAGCTTGGTGTCAAGCAATCGATGAATGGAAAGTAGAACCTACATTCAAAGATATTAATGACGGAAAACACGTTGGAGCATCTGCTTTACAAGGACGTATGGTTTACAAAGACATCGTTACTAATGAATTAGCAGTACAAATTAAGACTTCTGGTATAATTCCAAGTCTATAGTAATTAAGGAGGCATATTATGACATTTGAAGGACAATATTTAACTAAAGAAGAATATATTGCTTTAGGCGGTTCTGCGATTGGTGATATGCCTTTTAATTTACTAGAATTTGAAGCAAGAAGACAAATTGATATAAGAACCTTTAATAGATTGAAAGATAGTGAAGAAATACCTCAAGAGGTAAAATTATGCGAATATAAGTTGATAAATAGTATTGAAAGTTATGCAACTGCAACAAGCAATGTTTCTAGTAATGGAAATGTTGCAAGTGAAAATACAGATGGTTATTCTATTAGTTATATAACTGCAAACCAAATAAGTGATATTGTAAAATCAAAAAGTGCCGAACTTGATGATATTATAAGTACTTATTTACTAGGAGTTGTATTTAATGGAGAACACCTAATGTATTGTGGAGTTTAAATGATAACAAATTCAAAAGTAACTATTTATCATAATGCTGGACTTGACGTTGCAACACACGCAGAAATTTGGCAAAGATATAATTATGATGAAGCTTGGTTTTTTGGTGGTAAAGGTGCTGGAATAAACAAGGGATATGTCGACGCAAACAATGTTGAAGTTAGAATACCTTATGGACAAAATGCCGATTTGGATATTAATAACTTTGAGATTGGCGACATTATAGTTAAAGGCAAACTAACTACTGATATAACAAGACAACAAGATTTAAAGAATTATGAAATTTTCAATATAACAAGCATTACAAATAATGACTTTGGAAACAATCAACACATTCATTTAGGAGGCAAGTAATATGCCTGTAAAATTAAAACCAACAAGTCAAATAAAAGCACAATTAGGAATTGAACCTAATGGTAAAGTACAAAAGTTTTTTACTAACACTTGTTATAAACATATGGACAAATATATTCCTCAAAATGAAGGTAATTTAAGAACAAATGTTGATATTAATGAAAACAATATTGTTTATGAAAGCCCTTATGCAAAATATCAATATTATGGTATGAGGGAAGATGGAACACACGTTGTTAAACATTATACAACACCTGGAACGGGGCCTTATTGGGATAAACGAATGGTTAGTGCAGAAATGGAAAACGTTGTACAAGAAGTACAAGATTATGTTAATCGTGGAGGTTAGTGAATGAATAGTAGAATTAGTCAATTACGAAGTTATTTATTTGATATAATTAATACTCTTACTGAAAATAATAACTATCAAATTAATGCTGATTTTCTTGGAAAAGAAGGAGATTATTCTTTAGATAAAATACCAACTGAAAGTGTTGTTGAAAGATGGGTTACAGGTGATGAAATTCATCGCGACGTATTTTCGTTAAGAAGTAAAAAAGCATATTCTTCAGATTATATGAACAATCTTGAAAATATAGGTTTTTTTGAACAATTTGAGAATGCAATTAAATCTAGTAATAAAGAAGGCGTTTTGCCTGATATAGAAGGAATACAAAGTATTGAATGTTTAAATTGTGGAACTATGATTGCTAGTGAAGATGGTAATTCTGCAATATTTGATATTCAAATTAGAATAGTATACAGAGAGGAGTAAGCCTATGGGAAAAGTAATAGCTGCAAAAGAATTCAGTGCAAATGGTGTTTACTATATTGCAGGTGATGAAATAAATAATATAAGTTTTGAGCAAATTGCAAAATTAAATGAATTAGGATACATTGAACCTCTTACACAAAAAGAATTAATCCTTATAAAAAGAGATTTAGAAAGTAATAAGAAAGGTAAGGAGGAAAAATTATGATACCTGATAATATTGAAAAATTAAAAACAAGTCAATATTTAAGATTTATTGATACTACACCTTCACAAAGTGCTCCAACTTGGAAAGTTGTAGGTATTGGTATTGAAGAAATGTCAACTGACTTCAATCCTCAAGTTGATACAATCAAATGGATAATTGAAGATAGTGCAAGAAACGATCACACTTCAAATCAAAAACAATCAAGTGTTACACAAAAAGCTTATAAAAATGACCCTTGCTTTGAATTTGTAAATGATGGCCGTGATAAACTTAATTATGTAACACATATACTTGAAGTTGACTTATGGAGTGGAACAACTGGAAGCTATGCTGCAAAAATGAGTGATGGTTTAGTAACTGTTACTTCATATAGTGGTGAAGAAATTGAATATGATTTATACTTCAATGGAGACCCTAAAGATGGTACTGTAGCAATAACTGATGGAGTTCCTACATTTACACCAACAACAAGTTTATAACAAACCTTTAAGGGTTGAGGGGATTGACCCTCGCCCTTATTTTTATTTTATAGAAAGAAAGAGAGGAATAAAACTATGGAAGATTTTATTCAATTACAAGAAAAAAATGTATTAAGATATGGAATTAAAGATATAAATGGCAATGACACTGGAGTAGTTATAAAGTTTGATTTACAAGATATGGAAATGCCTTTGAGAATAAATAAAATGGAGGCAATGCACAAAAAAAATCAAAGTATATTAAGACAACAGGCAATTGCATTAGATAAGCAAGAAGATAAAAAAGGGAAATTTTTATTATCTTGGAAACAAGAACAGCAAATTAAATTGCTGAATGAGTTTTATAGCAAAGATATGGAAGCACTTGATTTACTAATTGGTGATGGTATGACACAAAAAATACTTGACGCCATAAATAGAAAACCTTATTATGACATGTTTGATGATATTGTTGCTGCATTAGAGCCAGCTTTAGATATGTTGAATAAAGAAGCTGAAGCAATGTTTGATAATATTGTAAAGAAGTATGGTATAGATGAAAACAACATTATTTAATTATCCGGAGTATGCTGAAATAGATGGTGAAAAATATCATATAAACACAGATTTTAGAGTTGCAATTAAATGTAACGAACTTACAATGGATAAAGAATTAGATGACATGGAACGAGGACTTGCTATTATTTATTTACTTTTTGGTGAAAAAGGGTTAAAAGCAGTACAACACTACGATAAATTAGCAGAAAAAGCAGTATATTTTTTAAGGTGTGGAATTGATGATACTTTTGAAGAAAATAATGAAAAACCTGATATGGACTTTGTAGAAGATATGCCATATATTGAAGCAAGCTTCCAAAGTGATTTTGGCATTAATTTAGAGAATACTAAAATGCACTGGTGGAAATTTTATAATTTAATGAATGGATTGTCAAATAGTGAAATGGGAAATTGCTGTGTATTAAATAGAATTAGAAATTTGCGAAATTTAGATTTAAGAGAAATAAAAGACGCAAAAACTAGGAAAGACTTACAAGAAGCAAAAAAAAGAGTTGCTTTAAAAAAATATCAACCGAAGAAGAAAGAAGCAACTGAAGAACAATTAAAGAGTGCAAACGAATTTATTAAAGCACTTGGTTTATAGAAAGGAGTAGGTTTTATGGACGGATATATTGTTATTGGCACAGAAATAGATACAAAAAATTTTGACGCTCAAATAGATTATATACAAAACAAAATGGAAGACATTGAATATAAATTGAAACAAGCAGATATGGGTTTTGAAGTAGGAGACACATCAAAATTAGAAGCCGAGTATGAAAAGTTAGGAAATCAACTATTATCTTTAAAACAAAAGCAAAATGACGTTATAAATGCTGACTGGAGCAAAGCAACAATAGAAACAGAGAAAACTAATGTTAATTTATCTAGTATGGTAGGAAAGTTATCACGAATAGGACTTGCTGTTTTTGGTATAAGAACTGCTTATACTGGTGTAAGACAAATTATGAATGGAGTATTAAGCCAAAATGAAGGTTTGCGAAAACAAATGGATAATATTAGGAACTCTTTATATAATGCTTTCACACCTGCAGTTGAAAAAATAATTAGTTTAATTAAAACATTAATGACGTATATTAATTATGTTTGGAGCAGATTATTTGGCAAAAACTTATTTAAAAACGTTGAAAGTTCTTCAAAACAAACAAGTAAAAATTTATCAAGTGGTGCAAAAGCTGCAAAAGAAATTAATAAACAACTTGCAGGTTTTGATGAAGCAAACGTTTTATCTGCGAATAAGACTTCAACAGGTGGAACTGGAAGTGTTGGGGTAGGAAGTGGAGATACAACACCAAGTTTTAAACTTGCAGGAGAAGTTCCTGATTGGTTAAAGAAAATTATGGACTGGGTAGAAAAACACCCAAAATTAAGTAAAATTATATTTGGGATTACAGCATTTACAATGTTTGGTTTATTTAAGAAAAATTCTAAAATAACAGATTGGATATCAAAATTATTAGGTAAAAAAGGTCCAGAAAATGGTGGTGGTGGTAGTGGTTTATTAGGTCTTGCTTCGACACTTGCTTGGTTAGCAGGAATTGCAACAATTGCGATTGAAATTAAAATATTATATGATGTATTTAATAAAATTGATGAGTTAAATGAAGATACTATTGCAGCAGAAAAAAGAGTAACAAGTGCAACAAAAGATAGTGTTGAACAAAATAAAAAATATAATAAATCAGTTGTTGACAAAGCAAAAGTTGAACAACTATCAAATGAAGAAAAAGCCCGAACTATCTCTCATATAAAAGAGACAATAAAAACAAATAATCGTTTAATTGAAAATGATAATCAAATGACAGGAATTTTTCAAAAAAATGCAAAATTATCTAAAGACGCAAGAAGCAATTTATCAAAGGAAAACCATAATGCGGCAGAAACATATTATGAATTATATAAAAATGGACAATTAACTGCAGATGAGGAAAAAGATTATTATAAATTTTTAATTAGTGATTTGAACCCAGGTATGGAAAATGTTACTGAAAAAGGTAGAGATATGAACCAAGCATTTAAAGACTTGCAAGGAAAATACGGTGTAGAAGTATTAACTGAATTTAAAGAAACAGGAATAAGCACAATTAAAGACGCATTTTCTAGGTTAGGTGATATGATTAAGGGTATATTTTCAAACACTTCATTAGCAAATATATTTGCAAAAATAGGTGGCGGTTTAAGTAGTGCATTTACAAATGCAAAAAATGTATTTAAAAAGGTATTTAAAGCTGACGGTGGAATTGTAAATATGCCTGGTAGAGGTGTACCAATAACTTATGCCGGTGAAAGAGGTCGTGAAGGTATTGTACCTATGGATAATAGAAGTCAAATGGCGATTTTAGGTCAAGAAATAGCTAAATATGTAACAATTAATAATTATGTTACAAATAATGTAGATAGTAGAAAATTAAATACAATATTACAACAAAGTGCTAGTCGTGAAAGACTTGCAAATAATGGTTAGGAAGTGGTCAAATGTTTATAAATAAAGACGCAATTAGAATAAACGGTGTTTCAATGGGAAACTACTTAACAAGTGCTTCTTATCAATATAACAAATTATGGGGTGATGACACAGGTCGTGCATTGTCTGGAGCTTATCAAGGAACATTAAAAGGCATATTTCCAAAGTTTGAATTAAGTTTTAGACCTTTAACACAAGCGGAGGTTGAATATTTAGTTCCAATATTTGATAGTGATTTCCAAACATTTACATATTATGACCCATTAAAAAAACAAACAATATCAATTCAAACATATTCAGGTGATTATGAATTATTAATGGAAAATATGAGAAAAACAAAGCCTTTTAAAATATCATTTATTGCCACAAGGAAAAGGAGTTAAGTATGAAAACGATAAGTAATGGTTTTATTGACGCGCTTAAAAACATAAAACAAGTTGACGCAATAATAAGTTATGCTGACCGAGAAAATACCAACTATATAATCACACAAAATAGTGAAATGTTACTTACTGAAGCACAAGATTATTTAGTAACTGAAAGTGCTGAAGTTGAACTTGATAATGGTGGTATTCAAAATATTGCTATTTATTGGAATACGGACGTTTTAAAATCAGCATGTAAAATGTTAGATTTAGAAACTAGTAATGATATTCCAAAAGGTACTGAACTAAATGTTAAAGTTGGTTTGTTAGTTGATGGTGAGTTTGAATATGTTGACTATGGTAAGTTTTATACAACTGAAGATAGTAAATATCAAATGGACACGAATACTTATACAACAACTGCTTATGACGCAATGGTTAGATTTAATATTAATGCAAGTGAAAATGCTTTAAATTTTGAAGAAGGCAAAACATATACTTTAAAACAATATTTAGATATGATTTGTAGTAAGTGCGGTGTTTTAACACAATTCAATTTAGTTGATAACACAAATGCAAATATTCCTTTGATTTCAAATGATCCTTATTCAAATGATAAGAATGCAACTTATCGCGACATTGTTGATGATATAGCAGAATGTCTTGGAACAAATTTTATTATTAATATAAATAATAGAATGACAAACAAGGAATTTAATCAAACAAGTGTTATGACAATTGACGCAGACATTTTAAAAGATAGTAATGTGTACGTTGGTGAGAAAAAAGATGGCATAGATGGTATACAAGTTTATGATGGAAGTGCAATTTTAAACTTTGTTGGTAGTGATAATTCCGTGTTTATTATTAAAAATAATAACATAATGAATTTTGCAAGTTCTCAATTACTAGATTATGTATTGAGCAAATTACAAGGTTTTAGTTATTACACATATAATTTAGATACGTATGGTATTTTTGCTTTAGAACCTTTTGACTGTTTCACTGCTACATATAAAAATACAAATTACTTGCTTTGCTCATTTCATAATGACATTCACGTATCTTCAGGAGTTAGTGAAGAAATAAGTTATGAATTTAAAGAATATGATGATGTAAGCACATATAAGGTTTCATCAAGTGAAGATAAATTGTCAGACGCAAAAATTGAAATTGATAAAGCAAATGGACAAATTGTTTTAAAAGCAAATAGTGATGGTAATTTAGTACAAGTTGAACTTAATGCTGACGCTAACGAAGGTAGTGAATTTAATGTTAAAGCAGATAATATAAAACTTGAAGGTTATACAACTATTAATGGAAACTTTAAAATTGATAATCAAGGAAACATGGAAGCCGTAAATGGTAAGTTCTCTGGAAAAATAACAAGTACTGATGGAACAATTGGAACGTGGAGTATAAATAACAATGGAATATATAATAATAATGGATTTTTTATCAATAATTTTTCATTTACTTCAAGTGGAAAAACATATTATTCTGGTGTTTCAAATATTTATACAATGAGTGATATATTTATATGTCAATTAATATTATTAGGAACAATACCAATGCCTTCTGCTGGAACTCCAGAATTTGAACATTATGATGTTAATGGTGATGGAGAAATAAACCCAATTGATTTATTGTTAATAAGACATATTACAGGACAAATACCATAGGTGAGTAATATGGAAAATAAAATTATAATTATTTTAAGTTTTATCATAGGATTATTACTTGTGTTTATTATATTTAGAAGCCCTTACGACGTTAATAGAGATGGTAAAGTTAATAGTAAAGACATGTTAGATTTAAGATTATATCTTATAGAAAAAGGAGATGATAATTAATGGCAAACAAAAAAATAACTGATTTAAACGAAGCCACGACTATATCAGGTACTGACTGGTTAGTAATGGTAGACGTTGCAAATGATGAAACGAAGAAGATACATGCAAATCAAGTTGGTGGAAATATACCTATTCAAGATACTGCACCACTTGATCCTGAAGAAGATGACTTATGGATTGATACAAGTGATGATAATAGATTAAAATATTTCAATGGAATAAGTTGGGTAGGTGTAAGTGATAATATCACAGGTGATACACTTCCAATTGGTGCAATAGTTCCTTATGGTTCTGCAACTGCACCTACAAATTGGTTAGTGTGTGACGGAAGTGCCGTATCAAGAACAATTTATGCCGAGTTATTTAGTGCAATAGGAACAAGTTTTGGTGCAGGGGACGGAAACACAACATTTAACTTACCAAACTTAAAAGGTAGAGTTGCAGTAGGTCAAGACACAAGCGATAGCGATTTTAATGATATTGGTGAAACAGGTGGTTCTAAATACATTCAAGACCACTATCACGAATATAAGTTTGGTAGTGCTGCTGGTGGCGACGGTTCAGGTTTAGCATATTCAAGTACAACAGGAACACAACCAAATAAAGCGGCAATTACAAATGTAAAAGGTGCTTTAACAGGTAATAGTGGGAACTTACAACCCTACATGGTTACTAATTACATTATTAAAGCAAAACAAACTGCTGGACTTGTAGGTGCTGTTAGTGATAGTTATTCAGCTTCACATACTGATACATATAGTTGTGAGTATATAAATGGTGTAGAAAGTAATTTAGATACTAAAATAAATACATTAGCAAAATCAGTAGCATTTAACAATGAGTGGAGAATTGCTTATAAGCCGTCTGCTGGTAACTTTGTAACAACAATACCTATAAATAATCCAGGGAAAAAATCAGTATCTTTTTCAACAGGGTTTACGATAGAAATATATATGAATGGCTGGCAAACTTGTACATTTAATACTGCATATTATTTAGAAACAGAATTATGTATAAGGATAATATTGCCAAGTGATATTACTTTAACTGATGGTAATGTATATTTAATAAGAATGAAAGGAACCGTAACTGTTAATGATTAGAAAGGAAAATCAATATGAAATTATCAAATAAAGCATACGATATTCTAAAGTTTATAGATATAAGAGTTTTGCCGGCTCTATTAACATTTTATGGAATAATAGGGGCAACATTAAATATACCTTATACGCAAGCCGTATTAACAATAGGTGCTGGAGCAATTGCTTGTCTAGGACAAATACTAGGAATATCTAGTAATAATTATTATAAAGATAAGGAAAATTAGTTATGACTATTAAACAAAAACAACGTTTCTTAAAAGAACAAGGGTTTTACACAGGAAATATTGACGGCGATTGGGGTGTTTTATCAAAACAAGCAACACGTCAATTTCAAAAATCACAACACCTAGAAGTTGACGGAAAGTTTGGACCGAAAACAACAAAAGTTGCAGAAGCAATCCAAAATGGAGGTTATAAAACCAAAACAAGTTGGCGAGTTGGATCTTACAAACTTGTATATAAAAGAACTAATGGTAGTGAAGACATAGTGTATATCACAGGCGATAGTTTCTTATCAAAGAACTTCAAACTTGAAGAATACACAATGCACATTGATACATTAAAAAAACATAAACTTGACGTAAAAAGACATTACAACGTAGTTTTAAAGGAAGCACTTATTATAGCAGACCAAAAATTGCGTGATAAAATTGGTAAGTCAATACATATTAACTCAGGTTATAGGGACACGGCTTACAACAAGGCTATCGGTGGTTCAAAAACAAGTGAACATATACAAGGTGGTGCGAGTGATAAAGTGGTTGCAGGTATAAAACCAAAAGAAGTTCAAGCCGTAATTAGAAAATATTATAAGAAATTTGGGTTCTATGGAATGGAAAGCAAAACCAAACCAAATTGCAATCAATACACACACGCAGACGTAAAACACCGAAACGGAAACAAATTAGTTGAATACTAGTTAAAATTAGACGCGTAGAGCGTCTTTTTTTATTTTCTAGTGCAATTATACTATAAAAGGTAAAAGTGTCTTAAACGACTTAAAAATGGTGTTTTACACATTTTACACATTTTTTTATTTTTGTATTGTTTTTTGTATTGCTTTTCCAATACAAGTATGCTATCATTAAGTTATGAATAGGAAAGATAGGAGGAAATGAAAATGAAATTTAAGAATTGGGTGTCTATTACACTAATGATTATATCTGCATTTAGTATTTTTTACTTTGTATTATATAGTGAACCAATTAAATTAAATGTGATAGGTTTAATTATTGCAGCAATTTGTACTTTATTACTTACAAAATATTCTAAAATATGTGATTAGGAAGGTGGTGTTATATTTTGAAAGTAGTTGAAGTTAGATTAAAAGAAAGCACACTTGCTTGGATTAAAAAACAAGCAGAAAAAGAGGGTTTGGCAGTAAGCACAATGGTTAGAACGTTTTTAGAACGTGAAGAATTTAGAGATGAAATAACTAAAAAGTTTGATAAGAAAAGAGGAAATAAATAATGAATGTAAAAGTTAATGTTGATAATGTAAAAGAATGTTGGGCATATTATGAAGAATATATGGAAGAATATAGAAAAACACATTATAGTGATGACACAAATTATGATGAGTTCGTTGATTGGTGTTATGAGAACCTTTATCAATGCCCAAATTGTGATTGCATAGTTTTAAAAGACGAACAAACAAGAATGTGTGATCCACTTAACCCAGACAACGTTTGTGACGATTGCATTGAAAACGGAGGATATTATGAGTAAATTAAAACTTACAGGCAAAAGTGATTATGTAAAATTAAAAGAAGAACTAGAACTTTACAAATCAAGAAGGATTGCACTTGAAGATATAATTTATAACCTAAAGAAAATGAACGAGAAAGCAAAGAGGGTTGAAGAAGTTGAACGAGTATTAAACAAAATTTTAGATTTGATTAACTCAAGTGAAGAACTAGTACATTTTGAAAGTGCAAAAAAAGAAATTAGAAAACCAATAGAAGATTATTTTAAAAGCAAAGGAGAATAAGTAAATGGATAGTTGGTATATGCAAGATAAAAAAAGAAAACATATATGGTATTTATTTAAAAAACAAGAACCTAATTATTTAATAAGAATTGCAACATATAATAAAAAGACAAATAAATTAACAATAGATATATCACAACTTGATGATATAAGAATATTAAATGGTTTTGAATATATTGTTGAAAAAGCAAATGAAAGCAAAGGTGAATAATAATGACAAATGAGATAAAAGAAATAATAGATGATATGAAAGAAGTTGGTTTATATTCTAATGCTAGAGGTTTTATCAGAGAATTAGATAGTAGAGATTGTAATTTATTATTAGATTACATAACTAATTTACAAGAAATAGAAAAAGAACACCAGAAAATAAATGGAGAATTAAGGCAAGAAATAAATAATTTACAACAACGAATAGATAAAGCCGTTGAATATATATACAAAATATTTGATTTTAGTTTTTTTAAAGAAGAATGTCCTTTGAATTTTGGATTTGGTGATGAAAATGAAGAAAAATCTCAAAATGTATTTTATGAAGATGACTACTGTGAAAAAAATTGTAATGATGAATATAAAAAATGTTGGCTAAAATATTTTGAAAGATTACAAGAACTAAAGGAAGAAGGTAAGTAAATGAAGCAGGGAAAACAATCCTGCTTTATTTTCAATTTGATGTTGAAATGGTGTTAAAATTATGGTAAAATGAAGTTAGAAATAAAAGATAGAGAGGAGGAAAACATGAACACCGAGAGAATAAACATAGTAGTATCGCCAGAATTAAAAGAGGAAATTACAACAATAGCATCGCAGATGAACATATCAATAAATTCATTAATTAGAATGGCGGTCACAGAGTGGATCAAAAGCAAAAATGACAGTCGAGGAAATTAAACAAGAACTGTGCGATGCATTCAAAGACTATAAGTTCTTCGAGGATGACCACCACTATGAATATAAAGGACAGCCAGTATCAACCGGCGTAACAACCTTTATACACGAGTACGCGGAGGAATTCAACGCAGAAGCAGCCGCGAGACGAGTAGCAGCCAAGACAGAAAAAAGTGTGGAAGAAATAATAGCCGGATGGGAATACAAGAAAAACCTAGCCTGCGCCAAAGGAAGTACGATGCATGAATACGTACAAAGCCTATGGACTGGCGCCGAGTGGCACCTTCAGGAATTCGACGACAGCGATGAATACAAAGATGCCACGAACAAGATAAAAAAGATAGCGGACAAGTTCCACGAGGAACATCCATACTTTATACACATAGCCGACGAGCTACCGATAGGAGACGCGGACTATGACATAGCATCATGCGTCGACCACTTATTTGCTGAATCGTGGAAAGATCCAGGAACAGGAAAGATAGAAACGCGACTAATAGTAGCCGACTATAAGACAAACACAGAACTGAGTGGGTATAACAAAAAAGCTTACGGTAATAAACTAAAACCGCCACTACAGCACTTGGACGATTGCGCGCTGAACATCTACTACCTACAGCTATCAATTTATAAATACATAATAGAAAAATATACAAAGCTAAAAGTAGCAGCCACAATTATAGTCTATATGAGTGAAAAAAATAGCACCTACGAGATAATACACACACCATACCTAAAAGACGAGGTAGAAAAAATATTAGAATGGAGATTATATGAATAAAGAAAATTACTTCACTACGCTAAACAATATAAACGTAAGTGATAAAACAGAACAAAAAAACGGCCTAACATACTTATCATGGGCATGGGCATGGGGCGAAGTAAAAAAATTACACCCTAATGCAAATTACACAATATATGAAAGAGAAACTGAATATGGACCAGTTAACTACTTTACAGATGGCAAAACAGCCTGGGTAAAAACCGGAGTCATAATCAACGAGATAGAGCACATCGAGGAACTACCAGTAATGGACTTTAGAAATAAATCAATACCGGTAGATAGCATAACAAGCTTCGATGTTAATAAAGCAATACAAAGAAGCCTAACAAAAGCCGTAGCAAGACACGGCCTAGGATTATACATATATGCAGGCGAAGACCTTCCAGAAGATACAAAAGACACATTAGAAGCATTAAGAACACAAATAAAAACTTATCCTAATGCACTTGAAGTAGTAAAAAAGAAAAATAAAAAACTAAGTGAATGCACAGAAGAAGAACTAAAAGAAATTATAGAAGAACTAAAGGGAGGCAATAAAAATGCTTAATCAAATAGTATTAGTAGGAAGAATCAACAATGACCCGGCAGGAATGTGTGATGAAAAACGTCACAATTTTACAATAATAAACTTAGTAGTTCCTAGATCATACAAGAATGAAAAAGGCGAATATGATAATGACGAAATAGAAATCAAATTATATAACACGATAGCAACAACCACACTAGAATACGTACATAAAGGCGACCTAGTAGGAGTAAAAGGTAGATTACAAAATAATGATGGCAAATTAATAGTAGTAGCCGAAAAAATAACATTCTTATCAAGCGGTAAGAAAGAAGAAAAAGAAGGAGAAAAAGAAAATGAATAAAATAGTATTAATAGGAAGATTATCACAAGATCCAGAAATGAGAACAACTGCAAGTGGAATAACAACATGTAACTTTAATCTAGCGGTAAACAGAAACTACACAAATCAAGATGGAGAACGAGAAGCCGACTTCTTCAGAATCGTAACATGGAGAGGGCTAGCCGAGAACGTAGCTAAATACTGTGCAAAAGGAAAACAAGTAGCAGTAGAAGGAAGACTACAAAACAGAACATATGAAGCAGAGGATGGAACAGTAAGACACATCACTGAAATAATGGCTGACAATGTGGAATTCCTAGGATCTAATCCACAATCAAATAAATCCATAGAAGAAACAGGTAACGAAGTATTCGGCGAGGAAAACATAATTATCGATAACGGAACACCTGCATCAAACAACTTACTAGACTAAAAATAAAGAGCAGCAAAAAGCTGCTTTTTTTTTGCGTAAAGTGTACAAATAAATGTTGCATACCTGCCAAAAACATGGTAAGATTAATTTAGAAAAGATAGGAGGTAGGACAATGGACAAGCTTATAGCAAAGTTTCAAAAGAACGCAGATAAACAACTAAACAGAGTTATAATCCCTAAGTTTTTTATAGACAAATATGGCAGAAGCTTCTATATGGAAGTATATGAAGACAAGATCATAATAAAACCACTAGAACATAAGAAGGGAGAATAAAAAAATGGTAAACTATGATAACATACCAGAAGAATTAAAGAAACTAAAACAATGGGTATGCTGCGACGTAAATAAACTCCCAAAGAATCCAATAACAGGTGGAAACGCAATGGCAAACAACCCATCAACATGGGGTACATTCGAACAGGCGGTAGCTGCAAAAGAAAAATACGGATTCGCCGGTATCGGCTTCCAATTCAAAGAACCATACTTCGGTGTAGACCTAGATAAATGCATAGAAGATGTGGACTTCGTAGATGAATTCGTAGACACGCTAGGAAGCTACACAGAATACTCCAGGAGTGGTAATGGAATTCACATAATATGTAAAGGGAAACTTCCTGATGGAGCGAGAAGAAAAGACCGTGTAGAAATGTACGACAAAGCACGATACTTCGTAATGACTGGAAATGTATATAAAGAAAAGAAACCAATAATAGAGTGCACAGACACAATAAAATTACTCCACAATAAATACCTTGCTAAACCTATGTCATCAGCACTGCCAATAACAGTAGAAAAAATAAACTTAGATGACGAAGAATTAATAAACAGAGCAAGGCAAAGCAAAACTGGAGGATTATTCGAACTACTATATACAGGACAATGGGAAGGCCTATACACAAGCCAAAGCGACGCTGACATGGCATTCTGCAACATACTTGCATTCTGGACACAAAAAGACTATCAGCAGATGGATAGAATATTCAGATCCAGCGGACTATATAGAAAAAAATGGGACGAAAAACGTGGCGCAATGCTATACTCACAAATGACAATAGAGAAAGCAATAGCGAGCTGCGCAGAAGTATATAACCCTGCAACAGCAATAGAAAAAACAGTAGCAAAAGCTATAACAAAAAAAGACAAAACAAAGTATGATGAATTCGACTTAACAGACACAGGAAACGGCCAGAGATTCGCACACTACTACAAAGACAACATAAGATACTCCAGAAACCGAAAAAAATGGTTCTTCTGGGACGGTAAAGTGTGGCGAGAGGATACCACAAATGAAATAAGAAGACTTGCAGATGACTGTATCGAAAAAATGAAAAAACAAGCCTTCACATACGAAGATGAAGACAAACAACAGAATCTATTAAAATGGGCGCTAAGAACAGCGAGCAATAAACAAAAAACAAATATGATAGCAGAAACAGAACACTTGCGCGACATAGCAATAGACGTCGACTACTTCGATATACAACCGGACCTAATAAATGTGGAAAATGGAATAATAAACTTGCGAAATGGTGAGCTGATACCACATAACCCTGATTATAGAATGAGTAAGATAGGATTCAGCGAATACTCCGAAGAAGAAGCAAAACCTGAAAGATGGTTAAAATTCCTAAACGAAATAACAGATAACAATCAAGAACTAATAGATTACTTACAAAAAGCCGTAGGATACTCCTTAACAGCCAGCACACGCGAGCAATGCCTATTCATATGCTACGGTAACGGCTGCAACGGAAAATCAACATTCATGGACGTAATAACAACACTGATGGGAACATACGCACTAAACATGCAAGCCGAGAGCATAATGGTAAAGAAACACTCTGCCGCAGTAAACACAGACATCGCCCGACTAAAAGGTTCGAGATTCGTAACAGTAGCAGAACCACAAGAAGGAATGAAACTGAATGAATCGCTAATAAAACAACTAACAGGCGGCGACAAAATAACAGCCAGGTTCCTATTCGCCGAGGAATTCGAGTTCAAACCAGAATTCAAGATGTGGATATCAACAAACCACAAACCAATAATAAGTGGAGCAGACGATGGTATATGGCGAAGAATAGTACTAATACCATTCACTGTAAGAATCCCAAAAGAAAAGATAGATAGAAACCTATCATACAGATTAAGAAAAGAACTCCCACAAATAATGAGATGGGCAGTACAAGGATGCATTAAATGGCAGCAAGAAGGACTAACAGATAGGCCTGAATGCATAACACAAGCCAGTGATGAATATCGTGCAGAAATGGACGTACTAGCAAAATTCATAGAAGACTGCATAGAAGATGAAGAAAATAGCATGATAAAAGCAAATGAACTATATGAAATATACTGTCAATGGGCAAGAAGCAATAATGAATACTGCCACACAAATACAAGGTTTGGAAAAGAATTATCCATCAAATATCCACTAAAAGAAAAGAAAAGAGATGGACTATACTACAAAGGTATAAAGCTAAATTCATATGCTCAAACGCTACAAGAAGATATGAAAATGCCAAACTTCAAAAATAAAAATGACAAATGGTGGGAAAATTATAATTGACAATAAATGAAGGGTATGGTATGTTTAAAGCAAGGTATGGAGGGTTATGTGAATACTGTGAAGGCTCTGCCCATAAGTTCCTATGTATGAGCCTCTCTTATAGGAAAGTTATGGGCAAACCCTACTCACTATGCACAAAACTCACCAAACCCTACACAAAAGGAAGGAGAAAAAAATGAATCCGGTAGAAGAATTCATAAATGAATGCGTGGAAGAAGGAACATTAAATGAATACATAAGCGCAATAGACTTGTACATGATATACTTAAAATGGGCAACAGAAAATAATAAATATCAATGCACAAATACAAGATTTGGAATAGAAATGAGTAAACACTTTAAAAAAATAAAGAAAAGAGAAGGAAACTTTTATATGGAATGCAAGTTAAAAAAGCCAATTAAATACTTTGAAAAAGAGTCAAAAATGAGCCCAGCAGAAAAAGAAGATATAATAATAAGAATGAACGATGCCTACATGAAATTAGGAAATAAAGCGGCTACAGATGAAACAGCTGCGGAGGTTAGAGATTTAATAGACACAATCATAAGCTTACTAATTAAGTGAGCAATATAATACTGTGTGATACGAGGGAAAAAGGAAACCAAGTAATACTGCGTTACTTCCAAAGAAAAAACATAAGATATGTGGAAACAAAGCTTGACGCCGGCGACTATATGCTAAAAGACGATCCAACCGTAATAATCGACCGCAAAGACAACCTGGACGAACTCCTACACAATTTGACGGGGCGAAAGAAAAACAGGACGGGCTACCTAAGCGAACACGACAGATTAGTGCGCGAGGTAGAAAGAGCACACGAGGCCGGCTGCAAGTCTTTTATCTTTCTTATTGCTGCCACAAAGATTAAGACAATAGACGACATAAAAGCCTGGAGGTCTGAGTACTCCAGAATCAGCGGCACAACTCTCCTAAAGATAATGGGTACATTCTCCGAACACCACGACTGCAAATTCATGTTCGTACCAAAAAGAGACATGGGTAAAAAAATTGTGGAAATATTACTAAAAAAATGATATAATTAAATTGCCTGGAGTAATATAGAATTTAACCCTATTTCTCAAGGCACTACCTATCGCAGCGTAGTGAAGCAGTTATCACGTCTGGCTCATAATCAGAAGGTCATGGGTGCAAATCCCATCGCTGCAACCATAGAATACTCAACAAGAAAAAATCAGGACTAACCCCCTGGTTTTTTCTTTTTATTAAATAATAAAATTGTGGACTTAAAAAAATATTTGACAAAATATATTTACTTAGTATATAATTTACTTGTAAGTATTATAGCGAGCGGGACACCTACAACAAAACTTTTAAAAATAGTATTACAACCCGACAAGTAATCTTACAAATAATCTCTAAATGCAAAGGGCGAGCTAGCTACCTCGTATCTAAAATAAGTCTTTTTAAATATCTTTATGTTTTAATCACCAGCTAGCCCCCCGATGCACCCCCAGAGAAAACAAAGGGGTTGATGATATGAATCAACTAATTAGCATGATAGTAAGCATAGTCGCATTGACACTAATGGGTGTCTCTGCGGCTTTTTTAATGCTACTAAGCATAATCAAAGACAAAGAAGAAAGAGTAGAAAGACAACAATATGACAAAATTAAAGAATAAATTATATGAGGGATTTAATCTAGAAAACCTCGGGGTCGACTTCATGGGATATGAATTCCAAAACAAGCGCGAGCTCACATACCACCACATTCAACCTAAGAATTGTGGAGGCAAAACAACATACGCAAACGGCGCACTACTTATCAGATCCAGCCACAACTACATTCACACCATCGAGGTATACGACTACAAACTATTCCTACAATTGGCGCGCGAACTCCTGGGCGAACACCAGGACGGCGCAATAACCGCCCAGCGCCTCTCATACATCTACGAGATGCTCGAATACTTCGAGGACAAAAACAAATATGTCACCACCAGCAAGGGCACACCACTGATAAAAGAAGAATTTACACGAAGGAGGAAGTTATGACAGGATACGCCGACCCGGTGGACTTCAGCGAGTGCAGCTTCATAGAAGAACACATGCAATTCTACACATACTACGACTTCTGCGACAACTGCAAAGCTATCCGCCGCCTATTTGAAAAGATGAGCTACAACGGCCGCAAGTTCTACCAATACTACGTATACGCGAACACTCACATGGACCTATTCTACAAGAACGCCATCTGGGACTACCTAAATGGCTACGACGACATGTGCTATCAGCTAATGGAACTAAAGAAAAAATACAGGGCAAAATAGCCCAGTTTGTAAAATAAACAAATACATGGTATAATTCCAAGTGATAGTTAGGAGAAAAACATGGAACAACTAAAAATTGAATATGTGGACATAGACAGCATTCGCCCATACAAGAACAACGCGAAGCTACATCCGCAAGAACAAATTGAGCAAATCAAAACATCAATTGAGATGTTCGGCATGGACGATCCCATCGGCATATGGCAAGACGAAATAGTCGAGGGACACGGCCGCCTAATAGCGTGCAAGGAGCTAGGCTACAAAGAAGTGCCAATCATTCGCCTCGACCACTTAACAGACGAGGAGCGCAAGGCCTACACGCTGGCGCACAACAAACTAACAATGAACAGCGACTTCGATATCGACATTTTAAATGAGGAGTTAATGAACTTCGATACAATCGACATGAGTGAGTTCGGGTTCGACATTGACCTTAACATAGAGGAAACAGAGATTATCGAGGACGAGGTTCCAGACATTCCAACCGAGGCCAAATCAAAACTCGGTGACATATATCAACTAGGCAACCACAGACTAATGTGTGGAGATTCAACAAGCGAAGAAGACGTGCGAAAACTAATGGACGGCAAAGAGGCCGACCTCCTATTCACTGACCCACCATACAACGTAGACGTAAGCAACAGCCAGGGCATGAAGATAAAGAACGACAACATGGACAACGAGTCATTCAAAAACTTCCTGAACAAAGCATTCCATTGCGCGAGCGAATCACTAAAACCAGGCGGAGCATTCTACGTATGGCACGCCGACAGCGAGACAGTAAACTTCAGAACACAATGTGAAGAAAATGACCTGATGGTAAAACAATGCCTAATCTGGGTAAAAAACGGGTTCAACTTCGGACGCCAAGACTACAAGTGGCAACACGAGCCATGCCTATACGGCTGGAAAGAAGGCGCAGGCCACTACTTCATCGAGGAATATAATCATCCGACAGTAATTGAGGACGAGATAGACCTAGACAGCATGAAAAAAGAAGAAATGAAAAAGATGCTAGAGGAACTACTTACAACTCAGACTCCGACAACAGTAATACACGAAAACAAACCACTAAAGAACGACTTACATCCAACAATGAAACCAGTAAAGATGTGTGCGGACTTAATCAAGAACAGCAGCAAGAAGGACGAAATAGTATTAGATCTATTCGGCGGCAGCGGTTCAACACTAATAACATGTGAGCAATTAGACCGTACATGCTACATGATGGAATATGACCCCATCTACACAGACGTAATAATAGAACGCTGGGAAAACTTTACAGGAGAAAAGGCGGTGAAACTAAATGATTGAGTCATTTAAGATAGACCACACACAATTAGAACCAGGCGTAAGACTGGCAGCAATATATCACAGAGACGGAGTAGATGTGGTAAAATTCGACATAAGAATGATAAAGCCAAATACAGAATACTTCCAAGATGATATAATGCACTCAATGGAACACCTGCTAGCTACAGCCGCAAAAGAAGTATTCGGCGACGACATGATAGACCTATCTCCAATGGGATGCAAAACAGGGTTCTATCTAACAATATTTGCCAACGAGTATACAGAAGACGTCGAAAAAATAGGGAAAATGTTAAAAATAAGTGGCAACGCAGAAATCCCTGTACCAGATGAACATAATTGTGGGTCATATAAACTACATGACATTGAGGGAGCAAGAGAATATCTAAATGGAAAATTTAATAGTAGTAGCAACAGCTGATGAAGCAAAACTCGCGAGAGAGCGATTTACAGGCGCGAGAATCATCATAACAGGGGTGGGTGGAGTAAATGTACTCCGAAAGCTAAAAAACCTCCCAAAACGCACTAAAATAACGAATTATGGCATGGTAGGTAGTAATTACATACCAGTAGGAACAGAAGTGCGAGTAGGGACAAGCCAGTTATACCATCCAAACGTAGATTATGACGAGCCTGTGTTCTCACTTGACGGCGACGTTCCGTGCTATACTTCAAATGACTTCGTGCTTCACACAGAAATAGACGAGCCGGTAGTATTTGATATGGAACTCGCATACATACTGGCAATGGGCTTCAAGAACGTGGAATCAATAAAAGTGGTGAGCGATAACTTATCACTAACAGAATATGAGATGATGATAAAATGAAAAATATAAGAACTTATGAACTAATATCATTGCTAACTAAAGCAATAAGTGAACAAAACCAACAAATGGTTAACATGTATGCATATGAATTGACAACAAGACTATATGTACCAGACACAGGATATACATTTGACGAAATACTCGAGGGATTCGGATATCGCAGCCTAGAAGCAGATCTAAACCAAATAACAATCGAGGAATATATGAGAACAAGAGAAAGAGGAAACGAATAATGATAGAAAAAGTTAATCCGAGCCATCCAGACAAAGTGGCCGACAGAATTGCAGGGGCAATAGTAGACCTAGCGTATTCATATGAAGAAAATCCAAAAGTAGCTGTCGAAGTACTAATAGGACACGGCGAATGTAATATAATCATAGAATCAAGCGTAAAATTCAACGATGATGCAATAGTAGATGCCGTAAGAAGAATAACAGGACAGAATGTCACAGAAATATATATAAAACAAGTAAATCAAGATGAACATCTAGCAGGAAACCAAGAAGGATCAATCAAATGCGGCGACAACGGAATATTCAAAGGCGTACCGCTAACAGAGAATGAAAAGATAATAAGTGAAGAAGCAAAAGCATTATATGAAATGTATCCAAGTGATGGGAAGTACATATTAACTGATGATAAATTTATATGCTGCCAAAGCAA